TTCTGCGTTGTGAGAAACTTGCATAATCTTAGACTTGGGCAGGAGTCCCATGATCCAAGCTGGAAACAAATAAGATGCAAACTCTGATTTAGTGTGTCGAGGCGGCATGTTAACTATTAATCTTTTAATTTTTCCTTGAGCAACTTGAGTTAACTTATCCGCAATAATTTGATGGTGCCCCCACATAGAAGGTTCCTTGGCTTCTCTGCATATAAAATCGGGCCATACCTGTTTAACAAAATAAATAAAATTTTCCCTGGCCAATAGTATCTTTTGTGCTTTGAGAAGCTTTGCTGTTTTTTCTAATTTTTCACGTGGAACTAGCTCCAAATCCATAAGTAAAATGGACTATATATTTGTGTCAACGTTTGCACAAGTCAACGATTGTAAGATACATCGGCGATTTTAAGGGGGTGTAGGGGGTCGGAAGTGGGTTTTAATAGGTGGCTAGGGAAAGAGATACTAGTACAACTAGGGCGTGTCACACGCCCTAGTTGTTAGATACTTAGTGTTGTGTACTTTGTGTATTAGCCATGTCCCTTTGTACATTGAACTTATCAGCCAAGTCTTGTGATAACTCTTGACCGAAGTTAGTTATCTTTTGGTCATTCTGATTCGCTATAATAAATTCAAATATCTTTGAATCAAGATAACTAGCTAGTAATTGCCAATCGATAAACTGTACTTTGTTTTTAAACAAATCGATTTGTTTTTTTAACTCAATGATTATTTCATCACTTGTCTTGTCTTGAGAAACAATCTGATTAAGTTTTTCTAATTCGAATTTTTTCATATTAACTCCTTTACATCATGAGTATATGTTGTTCGAATAGACTTTGTCGAGAACTTTTTAAACAAGTCCATATTGTCTTTTTTAAAGTCCTCTTGAGAAAAGATATTTATTTCTTTAACGTCTTTAGAAATAGAATAAATAAACTTCTCCTTTTGTATTGTTAGATTATTTGTTTTTAACAAATCAAAAATCTGAACTAATTCTGGCTTGATAATTCTATTCCAATCAGAAGTTAATTCAGCTTTTTTCTCTAACAAGTCACACGCACGAACTATCAACTGTTTATTCTTAGCTGATAATTCTATTTTTACTTTTGCTTTTGTCATTGTTTTCCTTTCAGTTAGTTATTAATGACAATTGCTATCTTATGTTCATGAGATAATTAAAACAAGAAATATTTTTAGTTATCCACAATTATTTTTTAATGTTGCTCTCCTGCAACACTCACCTCTAACCAATGAAACCCAATCACCGAACCCGAAACACCGACCAGCAACCAGCTCCGTCGGTCCCCCGCTGCCAGCTGCTTCCAGTCTCCCTTCCTTTTATTATTTATTATGGGACGGGAACGGGATCTTCGGGAGCGGGATGGGATTAGAAAATTAGAATCAAAAATAAAAGTAAAAGCAATTGACCTGCTGTGGTAAACAGCAGGCCGATCACCGCGAGGATTGATATCCAAATCATTCCTTAACGTTAGGCTTTGCATTCGTAGTTAGTTTTTTTCTAACCGACTCATGCACTTCCTTCTTCAATTTGTCTTCTTTTTTTTTATCTCCATCAAGAGTCATCACAATCAGATGATCATCCATCCATTTTTTTAAAGCATCCATTATATCACCACCTCCATCCAAGTGTTGTCTCTGAATACTTTTTTAACTTGATTGATGTAAACAGAACCAGCTTCATCGAACAGGCCAATCTCAGAACCTTTAACGTCGACGAGCAATGTACTCTTCAGACCACGCCCCTGCTTAGGTGATTCTAAAAGAACAGCCGATGTTTCTAGACCCAGCTGATTCGTTTTAAGTTTGTCACCTTTTTTTAACTCTATTGCTTTTATCATAGTGCTCCTATTGTTAGTTATCTTATGTAGATAAGATAGCTCTGCTGCGAAGTCAAGTCAAAAAAAAATTAAATTGCAGGGAGACCCAGGATGCGCCGGATGTTATTATTAAACATTCGAAAACCAACCACGCATCAGGAAACGGGTGCGGGAGAGCTGCTGGCAGCTGAGGGTGATGGTAATATTATTATTAAATAAAAAAATTAACTAAAGACGGGAACGGGAATGGGAACGGGCGACGGTCGGTCGCCCGTGAATTTTTATTTTAGCAAATTTTAAATCCGCCTGAGTGTTCAGCGAACTCTGCGAACTCTTGCACGTTCTCAACATAAAATGGATACTCGCCTGACCAATCTTTTTTATTATAGATTGCGTTCCATTTTTCGTAATCTTCTTTTGGGTAATCACGAGGAACAATACCTGCTCCGTGTTTCTTTACCATTTCTTCATGGAACTTTTCAGATTCCGCGTCTATCTTCTCGTTGTGTTCACGTGCTTTTTTTAGATTTGCCATGTGTTTATCAGCATAGCTTTTTGTATGACCAGTATCAATTAAGTATTTTAATTGCTTGGCAATTTCTTTCGCGTCGGTTTCTCTGACCTTGAAACCGCCGTTCTCGTGCCAACGGTCAATATCATCTTCCTCGACGCACCCAGTGAACTCGATTATATAATCTGCCAACGGTCGCCAATGCCACACGTTGTTTCGAAAATAATAACCTTTATTTTCTTCCTCGAACTTGTTCATCTGTTCGAAATAATCGTCTCTTTCTTTTTCACTGGCAGTATTCCAGTCTAGTTTTGGTTTTTCCGATTTTAGTTTCGGATTTAAACCGTACACGTCCATACCCATACACGCTCCTTATGTTGTTTATTTATTATCTTATATATATGAGATGTTTTTATAGTCAATAACTTTTTAGTTGTATTTAAAAAAATAATTCACAGTATCTTCAGCTTGACAACAGGAGCTTCCACGCCGGTCCCTCCCTTCCTGATGGTGAGCTCTTTATTCACGGTTCACGGTCAAATAAACGGGAACGGGATGCGGGAACGGGGCTACATCAACCAAATCAACAGAAGCAGCAACGCCAGCTGCCCTGCGCGGGTGAAGAGGAGCAGACCAATTAGTATTAACAAAAACCAGAACACGGGAAGTGGGAAGTGGGAACGGGTTAATTCATCTCCTTGATAATAGGCCGAGTAATCTTGTCCCTACCAGTTTCGAAAAATAAAACATCTTTGTATTTCCATTTTTTTAAAAGTCGTGGATCATTGTTCAGGGTGCCGAAACCGCGGTGCTGTGTCCCTGATCGGATTTTCACCCACATCTTTTCACTAACGTTATTTTCTTTAAACCACACGTAAACGAAATCTTTAAACTCTTTCAATACCTCTTGTTTTTTTATTTTGAAGTAGGTTGCTTTTCCGTGTTCCTTGCACGTGTAAATTATATTTTCATTTGGCTCTAGACTCATGTTTGCTCCTTTTGTTAGTTAACGGTAAGGAGAGGATACAGGTCAATCCCAGTTTGCCCAACTCCTTACCTCCCATGTAAATAAGATATGTAATTCATAATGTCAAGCGTTAAATAAAAAATATTTTTCCACTGCGCCACAGCTTGTAGCGCAACGACCATCAGACTCTGGTGAGCTGCCAGCGTCCTGAGCCGTGATTCATTGTTCATGGATCATGGTTGAGAAACGGGAATGGGAAACGGGAATGGGAGTTTGAGAACGGTAGCCCAACGGACGCTAAACAGGAGCTAATTATTTAGAGGATGTCGAGCTACCTACCACGGATATAATCATCGTGGGATATGAAGTCAAGCATTATTTTTTTATTATTTTCGAACCAGCTTCCTGCTGCCTGGAAGGGAGGCCAGGATGGGTGATTATCTTATTAAGAACCGCGGGCCACGAAACGGGGTGCGGGAAATGGGAAACGGGAAACGTGGCGAACGGATCACGGTGCAAGCAAGAGTTGTAGTCGTAAAGTTTTGCGTCTCTCTGCCTGAGGTCGTAATTTAAGATAAATACTTTACCACCAGCAGAACCACGTTTAACAATCCACGCTTTTTGGTATTTAGTTAGGGGAGTTTGCTTTCTCTTTTTTACCTTTAGCTCAAGCCAAAATTCAGTGCCTTGATAGCATCCATTCACATCAGGAATACCTAGTCCAATATTAGTTTCTATTCTTTGAAAGTGTACGTTTGGCAACGCTTTTTTTATTTTTTGATACAGCTTCGATTCTTCTTTTGGCATCGAATTTTCCGTTTACTAATTGCGTTTGCAGATAGGGTAAAAACCATTTGTTATCTCTAAACACTTGAGAAAGGGAATTAGAGATTGCGTTAACAATTAGTTCCTCGTTTTCTTCTTTGGAAAGTAGATTTCCTTGCGAGTTGAGTCCGGTTTGATAGACACAAGCGTGAATGACTTCATGCAAGAGGGTGTTTGCCTCTGATCTTGCATTTTGTTCTTTCTGGATATCGATCTTAGCGTTACTACTGTCATATTCACCTAAAATATTATCATCTTTTTTGTCTGCTGTCTCGAAGTTTATTATATTAATTATAATATCTTCGTAGCCGATTTTAATTTTTTTTTTCATTAATTCTAATCTCCACCGCACCCATAGACATATTTAAGTTCTTATTGTGTACTCTGTTAAACTGTACCCAAAAATCTTCTTTAACTTGATTCTTTTTCATCCTCGATTTCGAGGACTTTTTCAAACGGTATCTCATCTTTAAGCTCATTGATTGTTTTGATTAATTCGTCTTTTGTCATTGCAGACAAGTCCTGGACTTTAATCTCTTTTCGATCAATGTAAAAGCCTGCTGCTTGACCTAGTCTAAACTCTGCATTGATAGCAGCAGCTAACTGGTTCTTGTCTTCGGCTTTTTTAGATAATGAATCTAATCTTTTTAAATGTCTAAGATAATCTTTATAGGTATTTGTTTTCATGTCGCGCAATCTTTCGATATATGCAACAACATGAGGAAATTTATCTGGGTTTGTTAAGAGACTTCCCCACTTACCAGTTGTAGTCTCAGCATATCCAGCGTGACGAGCAGCTTCTTGTTTAGTGCAATCAGGGTAATTGGTAACATAGAATTCTGCAAACGCACGTTGCTTACCCGTTAACAATTCAGCTCCTTTTAGATTTGCTTTAACTTCTTGAACTAAATTTTCCATAGATTTTTAGTTATTATATAGATATCTCCATGTAAATAATACAACAAAGGTAAAAAAAGTTTTCTTGTCCAGTAGAGTAATAGTACATATATGTTTACAATATTGATTATTAATATTGTTTTTATTGAATATGTTGAATTTAGTGTTCAGTGTACTTTCAGGGTAGTATGCTGAAAGAATAACTGTTGGTATATATATCTTATTTGATGTTTTCAGCTTGTCAGTGTACTTTTGAGTTTATTTTTGTGTAGTGACATGAAAAGGTCTAATGTATCTATATACATAGCTGAAATTTGTGTATTTACTTGGTTTTCGTTAGTCGGTGAGCTGAACGAATCAGCCCACCATAACTAACAAAAGGTAGGTGTGATATTTATATCACGGTCCGTGATCCGTGGTCAACCATACCTTACCCGTTGCTCACGGGTATACCCATACCGATCGGGTAACCTGTTGCAATAATGCAACTATTCTTCCTCGTCCTCATCCTCGTCATCTTCGTAATCATCTTCGTCATGATCACACGCGGAATCTTCGAGTTCAATTGCTTTATCTCGTAAAGTAATTAAATCCTCTTCAATTCTATCAATGATGTCTTGGATTGTTTCTTTTTTCTTTGCCATATTCTACCTCCCCGAAGGCCAGATATACAAAAAATTATATGGGATAAAGCCCCGTAAAGGCCTTATTTTTTGCGGTATATGCCTGAAAGCTGTCAGGCATATAGCAAATCACTAATATAGTGCTTATTTCTTAAATGATTTTACAATATCTTCTGCAAAATCAGTGTAAAACTTCTGTACATTATTAAAATAATTAGACCAGAAAGCTTTTACTTCGCTATA